TGATTGACATCCTCAATAAAATGTTTGCTTGAAAACATAACTTCTGGGGAAAGCACAGAAAAAAAGGGATGAGAAATGCTTCCCACCCCTTTAATTCTGTTGCTGGGTTAAAGATTAGGGAAGTCTCAGATCTGCAATACCTGGGGTAGTAGTTTGAAACTGAACTTGTGTAGTTGTAATCCCATTAGAAGACGAGACATTCAACATGTCCATAGGATTTCCTTGTGGCATTTGCTGGCCAGAAAAACTACCCACAGTTTCAGCTACATCTTCTGTTTTTACTACAATGTGCTTGGCACGATCAAAAGTAAGCAGGTTCAGCGGCTGACCATTTTCATCTTCTACTGCAGCAAAAGGAAGCAGTTTTCCTTCAGGCTTTGGGTAAAACATGCGGTAGTTAGGCTTGTCATAACCTTCAGTGAAGTATTCTTGACCGCCAATGGTGTGATGAGCCCATAGTTCTGGATTAACAACATAATTTCTGACAGCATCCACGTACTCCTCAATAGTAGTCGCCTCTACGTTGTCAGCATTCATCTTGTCCAGTACACCTAGTTGCTTGGCAAGGTTGTTCACCCAGCGAAAAATCTGGTCATCGCGCTGAATAGTACGACCCTCATAGGTGTAGGTGGTAAAAGGATAGCGTCCTGAACGCACGTTGGCAATCTGCCCACGGTAGTTTCCACGTGAAGGGTCATTCTTGTCAATGGCAATGCCCTGAAAATCATCACCTAGATCAACACCTTCCAAAGTCAGAACTACAAAGTAAGGCTCTTTTTCTGGAGAGTAGGGTGGCCTGTCAAGCTTCAGGTCAATGACGCGACAATAATGAGTGCCTGGACTCATAATCTTAGGATAGTTACTTCCTGCGTTGGGGTTGAATTTTTTTGAATTAAACATAGTTTTTTTGTTTTTAAGGTTTTAAATGGTTAGTCAATAAAAATTTTATTCCAGTTATGTGTCACTGATCCATCTTCATTTACTTCAGAAACAATAATTTCTGCATTGCGAAGATGTTCAGGACGAGCACCACAGGCAATGTCATCTGAAGTTTTGAAACTCAGAATGTTTTTGTTGCCTTTGCGGTACAAATAGCCAATTGCATCAGCATTAGAACTGGTGATGCGTTTTAGTTTACCTGTAAGGTCAAGGTCCAGTGAATTAAATTCTGAACCATTTTTTTCCAGAAGCGTGTCCTTAATGTGTCCTACCAAAATCACATGTGGAGCAAGACCTTTCAGCATGTTCAGCATAGTTTCAAATGCCTGGCGTAACCATGGGTAACCAGCACCATTGGCCATGTTCAGGATAGAACCATACTTTTCTTTACCTCCACCAGCTTTGAACCAGTTGGTACCCATAGAGCTTTTAGAATAGTTGTATTCCGCCAGTGGAATACACATTTCTTCTAACGCAGTAATTGTGTCAACTGCAATATACTTGTAGGGCTTACCTGCTTCTAAAATAGCACGAGCAATGTTACTAAGCTCTGTGACATTTGAAGCTTTGATTTTCATTGCGTCTATGTAATCTGTACCATTCTCAAGATCTATAATCAAGCAGTTCTCAAGTTTGGAAAGCAGTGTGGTTTTACCCACCTTAGGTTTTGAGAAAATGATTAAGTTTTTAGGACTTTTTACAGCAGACTTTATTACGCTGGTAGGTAGAACTACACCCTGGGGTTTTACTTCTGTTGTTGCCATTGTTTACCTTTTGAAATGAGTTGGTTTAGCCATTTTTTGTTACTCATAGGAACATTCTGCAACATGCAATACAGATCGCGAATGGTCATTGAAGAGTAATGATTGTCATCTTTGTCAACAAAAAGTTCTGACAGTTCTTCTTCCATGTTAAAAAGACCTGTAGCATCGTCATTGTCAATTGCATTTCCTAAAAATGCAGGTTTTGAAGAAATTTCAGGAGTCAGTGCTCTTGCGTCAGTTCGGTTTACAAGATCAAAGTCAGACAACTTTACAGCATAAGTAGAAGTTGGAAGCTTGTCAGAAAGAACTTCAACATATTTGCTAGTTTCTAAACTCCAGTTAGGATTAAACTTTAGCCTGTAAAGTGTGCGATGTTGTGGATCATAATAATTCTGATTCCAGTCAAACAGTTCTAAGTAATAATCTTGACCACTGTTAAGTTCATTAGGAAAGAAACGTACACAAGGAACACGAGTGCCATCATTGCTGAACTCTATACCCATGTAGCACAGCTTAGCGCCAAATTTAGGGTTGCTCAAGCCCATGTTATCAAAGAGCGGTTGCCAAAAAGTACGATACTCTGCTGTAATCACAGGTATTTGTTTTTTTGGCTTTTCAACACTTGTTGTCATAGAAAATTGTTTTTTTTTTGTTAAGTTATTTTTTAGGAATCATTCTTGGTATTGGTGCTTCAGTTATTGTCATAGTTTCATATTGAGCTTTGTACCAGTGTATTGCAGGTTCACCAAAGCGATTTTTAAGCACGTGCATTGCTAATAGGTATTTGTCAGTAATTTCAAAACGCTGTGGTCCATAAAGAGCCAGGTTATATTTTGCAGGACGGTTGTATGCAATCATAACATCTGCACACTGCAAAAGATAATCACTGCCAAATACATCAGCCTCTGTGGGATAATTGCTCAGCATTCCTGGTTTTTGACGTTCTGCGTCATCAATGTCACGATTTAGCTGAGTCAAAATCAAAAATGTAACAGGAAGCCTGTTCTTCATTTCTGTCAGCATGGTTGCTAAGTTTTGCAAGGTTTGCTGTCTGCTGGTTTCAGAAGCTCCTTGCTTTACAAGCAAAGTATGGTCAAGAGTAACTACCACCGGTTTTCTTATCTCAGTGTAAAAACTTATAATTGCAGCTTGCATTTCATTGACAGTAAGCGCTTTGTCAATAATGTACTCCTGTCTTTCTCTTTGAGTAGAGGCATATCTCTCAAGTTTTTTTAAGTCTTCACTTTTGAGAGGTGGAAGACCATCATCTTGAGCGCTTTGCATGTAGCGAATGTTCAAGTTGGTAGCGCTTGAAAGTTCTCGCATAGCCATGTTGCGTCCAAGCATTTCAAATTGAAAATGCAACACTGCAAAGTTTTGGTCGTAATTAAGCACCTGAAGCTCTCTAGTCAAAGATGCTGCTATAAGTGTTTTACCAACACCAGGTCTTGCAGCAATCACATACAGTGACTGCCACTCAATGCCGTTTAAACCTATCTTGTTAAAAGTAGGCCATTGAGTTTTCAGTGACTTGAGTGAACCATTAGAACGCTTTGTAAGATAATCAATGCTCTCAGACATAATATCTCCATAGCGTTTCCAGGGTTTTTTGGTGGTAGCATCAACTGGTGATGCTGAATGTGTCATAGTTAATGGTGGTTTTGAAGCGTTTGAAGATATAGGTGCCTCTGCATTAACAGACTTAAACATAAATAGAATACTGGGATAAGAGTTCAAATATACAAATACTGTAGAACATAAACAAGTGAACGTCTACAAAATAGTCAAATTGTCATTACTGCCAGTTTATTTCAGGTTTTCCCAATGCGCGCAGGTTATTGTTGACTTTGTTGAATATATCCTCACAATTCCAATGTTGTTCTCGCTGGTAAGCTGCAGACGCAGGGTGAGAAGCATAGAGTTTAATGTGGTGATCTCCAATAAGATCACTATATTCTTGTGCTTTTTTGCCCAAAAACACCCATATTATGTCCTTTTTTTGGGTATTTAACATGTCAAACAAATACCCTATTAAACTTTTCCACAATTCTAAGTGTTTACCAATTTTACCTATCTCTGTTGTCAGAGAGGTGTTCAACATAAGAATACCTTGCCTGGACCAATTGGATAGGTCTGGACTAAGCTCTTTGACAGTTATTTTACCTTCGTAAACAGTGTCAATTATTGCCCTTTGCATGTATCGCAAGGATACTTCAGGTTTCATTGTGTTGCTACAACTAAATGCAATGCCGTCTGCTACACCCATTTGTGGGTATGGATCTTGCCCTACAAAAACTACTTTAAGTTCTGCAATAGGACACTCTTGAAAAGCTCTAAAAACCTGTCTTAAAGGAGGTGTAAAACGCTTATTATCAGCTACATACGTTTTTAAGGTTTTGATAATATTTTCAAAATCTTCTGATACCAGAAAACCTTTAAGCAAGTTGTGCCAGCCAGATGGTCTTAGCATTTCCTGCAGTTTGTCAATAACTTGCTCATGGTCAAGTACTTGCTCATGGGTAAGTGTAGAATTTGCAACTTTATTTTGCATAATGTGTAGAACTTGTGTTTTTTTGATTGTATTTTTGTAGACTATAATCAAATCCCATGGAAAACCAAAACAGCACATCTAGCACAGGTTCTGTAATGATTGATGTCATTAAACCTGAAACTCTGGTCAGTATCTCAATGAGTTCTGGCTATTATAGGAAAATTCAAAGCGCTCTTGCGTTCTTTATTTCTGGTAAATCAACAGAAGAACTTAATAGCGCACATCAACAAATTTCTTCCCAGGATATAACAGAAGAGTGGGTAAGTCACTATGAAACGCTGTTAATCTTGGCAAAAGAATTTGAAGATGTTGCTAGAAAAGAAGGGTTCATTGTGCAAGTCACACAAGAGAAGGCAGCAGAAATGCTGAAAGAGTCTCTTTAAACAAGGTGATGGCCAAGCAAATGACCTATTTCAATGCATGTGTCTATTGCTTTTGACAATTCATCCTTGCTGCAATCTGCAAAACTTTTGAGCTTCCAGTCCTGAGAGCGGGTCCCTGTAACAACATGGAGACCCGCTTTTCTTTTTACTTCATCTTTGATTTCATCAAAGGTGTGACCTGTAAATTCTGCAAGTTCTCTCATCATTGTGTGAATCCTTGCAAGTTGAGGTAGTGTTTTGTCATTTTTTGAAGCTAAAGACATGTACACTTCAATAGTGCTATCTTCTTTTAAAGCCATATTAAACTGTTTCAGCTTGCCCATTTCTCTTTCAGAGGCTGGAATAAGCTGACCATTTTTTTTGACAAATGTAAGAGTAGTTCTATGCATC